ATGCCTGCCCAGAAAGGTTCCGCATTCCTGCTCAAGATCGCCGACCCCGGCGGATCGCCCGACAGCTACAGCACCGTCGCCGGCCTCAGGACGACGCAGATGTCGATCAATGGCGACACGGTCGTCGTAACGCACAAGCAGTCTGGCGGCTGGCGCGACCTCCTGTCGGAAGCGGGCACCCGCTCCGTCTCGGTCAGCGCGAGCGGCATCTTCCTCGGCAGCGGTGAGGAGAGCGAGCTGCGCGCCCACGCGCTTGCCGGACGGATCGCGCAATACGAGCTGTCCTTCGAGGATGGCGAACGGCTTCGCGGGCGCTTCCTCGTCCAGCGGCTCGACTATTCGGGCGATTTCAATGGCGAGCGCAACTACTCGCTGCAGCTGGAAAGCTCCGGCCCCGTGGTGCCGGCATGAGCGGCGCTGACAATCCCAGGGGCGAGGCGGAGCTGCTCCTCAACGGCCGCGCCTATCGCCTGCGCCCGACATTCGACGCGCTCATAAGGGCGGAGGAGGAGCTGGGCTCGCTCATCGCGCTCGTCGACCGGGCGGCGGAAGGACAGCTTCGTCTTGCAGAGATGGCGGCGCTGTTCTGGCATTGCCTCGAAGACCGGGAGGCGCTGACCCGCGAGGAGCTTGGCGAAGCGCTGGTCGAGCTTGGCATCGTGCGAGCCACCCCGCCACTCAGGGTTCTGCTCGCCCAGGTGCTGAAGGGCGCGGGCTGACCGCGATGGCTGGCGAGCGAACCTTCGCAGCGGGCGCCTGCCGGCTGGCAGCTTTGGCGGCTCAGACGCTTGGCTGGCGGCCGGACGAGTTCTGGCGGGCGACCCCCGCCGAGCTGGCCCTCTGTCTCGCGCCCGTGGAGGCAGCCGGGGATCCGCCCGGCCGCGCCTGGATGCTGGCGCTCATGGAAAGGGACGAGAATGGACGATGATCTCGATCCGGTGCTGGTCGAGGTGCGCGCCGACACCCGCGCCTTCGCGGCCGACATCGCCGCCATGCGCGGCAGTCTTGATTCAGGGCTGGTCGCCGGCTTCGACCGGGCGGGCGCGGTGCTCGAACGCGGCATCCTCTCGGCGGTCCGGCGCGGCAGTCTGAGTTTCACCGATCTGAAGGACGCGGCGTTCCAGGCGATCGACCAGATCGCGGCCCACGCTCTCAAGATCGGGCTCGACCAGCTGGTCGGCGGGGGCGGAGGTGCGGGTGCGGGCGGCCTGCTCGGCGGCGCGCTTGGCGCACTGCTCGGCCTTCCCGGCCGTGCGACCGGCGGGGACGTCGCGCCTCACCGCCCCTTCATCGTGGGCGAGCGGGGGCCGGAACTGTTCGTCCCCACGGCTGCCGGACGGGTCGAGCCCTCTGAAGGCCGCGGGTCCGGACGCCGCGTCAACGTCGCCGTGCAGCTCAACGTGCCCGCGGGCACGGACGCACCGGTGGCCCTCCAACGCTCGTCCCGGCAACTGGCCAGCGCGGTGCGCCGGGCCTTCACGGCCAGCTGAAATCAGGAGAACAGGCGATGGCATTCTGGCTCGCCCGGGAACGGACCGGGCAGGACCACGACCACATCCAGCGCTTCGACCCGCGCTTCTGGACCGTCAACTTCCCTCGTCCGATGATGGCGAGCGTGGTGACGATCGCTCCCGATGCGCTGCGGATCGATTGCGAGTTCCACCATCGAGGGGAGCTGGCAGGGCTCATCTGGGACAGCGAGGACCGGCTGGACCACCCGCTGCTGCGCTACGAGACCAGGCGGGACTACGCCCATTGCGTGCTCCGCTTCCGTTGGCGAAGCGGTGGCGTCCTGCCGCTCGATGCGGTCAACGGGCCGACCCTGACGATCGAGGGCCGCGATGAGCAAGGGACGGCGCGGGTCTGGTATGTCCGGCTTTGGAACTATGCCGACGGCTCGCCCGCCGACGCGCAGGTGACGCTGCCCTTCTCCGATCTCCAGTCCGGCTTCGGCCTGCCGGGAGAGGCGGTCCATCCGGGCGACATCGACCGGATGTTCGTCTCGCTCGTGCCGCCGGGCTACGCACCGGGATCGACTGACCCGCTTCCGGATCGGGCCGATGGCTGGGTGGAGATCACCGGCATCGCCTGCGAGGGCGAGCGGGCGATGCTGGAGCTGGGGGACTGCATGGTGCCCCCGCATGGCGAGCGGATCGCCACCGCCTATGACGACAGCTTCAACCAGACCCCTGCCCGGCTGGTTCGGAGCGTACGCGCGCTCGGCTATCGCGACGACCTCGTCCACTATGTCGGGATGAGCCATTACTACCGGCTCGACCGCCGCAGCGGCGCGCTTCTCGCCGGGGAGGAAGGCGTCCTGTGCGGGCCGGCACGGCGCTGGCACGAGGCCTTCTTTGACGAGTGCCGGGCGGCAGGGTTCGAGGTGATCGCCTCGCTCTCCTACGAATTGCTGGCCCAGGACTGCCCGCCCGGCTGGATGCAGCGGGCCGATGACGGATCGCCCGGCCTTACCGGCTGGGAGCCGCCCTCGGCCCTGCTGTCGCCCGCGAACGCGGGGGCAATGGCGTTTCTGCAAGCCATCGGGCGGCAGTTTGCGACGCTGCTGAAGGCGGCCGGCCTGCCCGTGCGGTTCCAGATTGGCGAGCCGTGGTGGTGGATCATGCCGGATGGCCGCCCCTGCCTTTACGACAATGCGGCACGCAGCGCCTTTGGCGGCGACCCGCCCGTCATCCCGGCGCTTGGCGGAGCGCTGGACGCGGCCCGGCTCGCGCTGCTCGACCAGGCGGGCGAGCTGCTGGCAGGTTCGACCGCGGCGCTCGGCCAGGCCGTCCGCGATGCGGCGGGCGGGCCGTCCGAACTGCTGCTCCTCGCCTTCACGCCGACGATCTACGGGGGCTCGATGCCGGAGCTGCACCGGGCGAACTTGCCCGCGGGCTGGGCGCGTCCCGCCTTCGACCGGTTGCAGCTCGAGGATTATGACTGGCTGACCGAGGGCGCGGATGCCGACCGCCGCCGGGCCTGTGCGGCCGTCGATGCGAAGCTCCGCTACCCGGCGGAAGAGCAGGATTACCTTTCCGGCTTCGTGCTGGACGCCGCTGATGCGGAAGAAGCCTGGCTCCACATCGATTGCGGGCTGGACGAGGCACGGCAGCGCGGCGTGACCCGCCGCTATGTCTGGGCGCTGCCGCAGGTCGCGCGTGACGGCTACGTCCGCCAGCCAATCCAGGAGGATGAGGAAATGAACGCCTTCGACGACGTGTCCTACCCCCTTGCGCTGGGTGAAAGTGCGGCGGTGTCGCCCGAGTTCTCCACCGCGATCGCGGTCACCGCCTCCGGTTTCGAGCGGCGGAACGCGCAATGGTCCGATGCGCGGATGCGCTATGATGTGGGGCCCGGAATCCGGTCCGAGGCGGAGTTGCGCGAACTCATCGGCTTCTTCAGGGCACGGCGCGGCCCGGCGACCGCGTTCCGCCTGCGCGATCCGTTCGATTTCAGCTCGAACGGGATGACAGGCCCGCCCTTGCCCACCGACCAGCTTCTTGGCCTCGGCGACGGCCACACCGCGACCTTTGCCCTGCTGAAGAGCTATGGCAGCCAGCAGCGCCGGATCACCCGGCCCGTTCCGGGAACCGTCCGCGTCAGCGTGGACGGGGCGGAGACCGCCGACTGGGTGCTGCTCGAGCGCGGCAAGGTCGCGCTCGGCACTGCGCCGCCCGCCGGTTCCAAGGTAAGCGCCGGGTTCGAGTTCGACGTGCCTGTCCGGTTCGCCGAGGACCGGCTGGATATCAACGCGGTGGCCTTCGCCGCGGGCGAGGCGCCCTCCGTTCCGCTGATCGAAGTGCGCGAGGCGTCATGACCAGCGCCTTCCTTACCGGCGAGCTTGAAGGCGTGGCGACCTTCTGGCGCATCTTCCGCAAGGACGGGATGTGCCTTGCGTTCACGACGCATGACCGGCCTCTCCGCTTCGAGAGGGTGAACCATCTGAGTGCGCCCGGAATGGTGCCCTCTGCGATCCGGCGCAGCGTGGCCCTGGAGGATGATGGCGGCGATATCGCCGGCATCATCTCGCACGAGGCGATCCGCCAGGATGACCTTCGCAGCGGGCGCTTCGACGGCGCGGCGATCACCATTGGCGTCGTCGACTGGGAGACCCTGCGTCACCGCGCCCTTTACTGGGGAACGATCGAGGGCGTGGTCGAGGAGGTTGGAGCGTTCACCGCGCAGCTGCGCTCGACCAAGGCGATGCTCGACACCGATCCAGTGCCGCGCACCTCGCCAACTTGCCGGGCGAGGTTCTGCGGCCCGGGGTGCGCGCTGTCGGCGGCGCGGTTCTTGAGCGAGCACACGGTCGCGGAGGTCGATTTCGACCGTCGCGCCATTCTTGTCGCCGGCATCGACCCGGCGCTTTACCGGTTCGGCGAGCTGCGCTGGCTTGACGGTCCGGCCACCGGGCAGCGAAGCCGGATCCGGTCGGTCGCCGAGGGCTGGCTGTGGCTTGACTCGCCGCTTGACCCCGCCCTCGAAGCGGGCCTGCCGGTCCTGCTGCGCGAAGGCTGCGACCACCGGCTCGAGACGTGCGGTTCCCGCTTCGCGAACGCCGTGAACTTCCAGGGCGAGCCGTTCCTGCCCGGAAACGACTTACTCGTGCGCACGCCGCGGATGTCATGACCTGCTTGGGTGTCCGCATCGCCGCTGCCGCCCGGACGTGTCTGGGCGCGCCGTTCCGACTGCACGGCAGGGATCCTGCGACCGGGCTCGACTGTGTCGGCCTCGTCCTGTGGTGCTGCCGCCAGGGCGGGCTCGAGCTACCAGACCCGCCGCACTACCGCTTGAGAAACGCGCGACTGGCGCCGTTGCTCACCCATATCGACAGCGCCCTCTTCGGCGAGCCGCGCGACAAGGAACACCCCGGCGATGTGTGGTGCATTGGCGGCGGACCGGGGCAGTTGCACCTCCTGATAGCCGATGGTCCCGGACGCTTCGTCCACGCCCATGCCGGACTGCGGCAGGTCGTGCGGGGCCCTTTGCCTGCGGGCCGGGTCATTGCCCGTCGCCGCGTCATCACCGATTTGAAGGAAGGATAGGACGCCATGGCCACAATGGTCCTTGGCACGGTCGGCACGCTTGTCGCCGGCCCGATCGGCGGCGCGCTTGGCGCGCTGGTCGGACGCCAGATCGACGGCGCGGTGTTCGCACCCACCCGCGAAGGCCCGCGCCTGCAGGAGCTGGCGGTAACGACCTCGTCCTACGGCCAGCCGATCCCCCGGCATTTCGGCAGGATGCGCGCGCCGGGAACGGTCATTTGGGCCAGCGACATCGCCGAGCATCGCGAGAGAAGCGGCGGCAAGGGCCAGCCGCGCACGACTACCTACTCCTATTCGGTGTCCTTCGCCGTGCTGCTCGCGAGCAGACCGATCGACGGGGTCGGCCGTATCTGGGCGGATGGCGAGCTGCTGCGCGGGGAAGCGGGCGACCTGAAGGTCGCGGGAACGATGAGACTCCATCACGGTCACCGCGATCAGCAGCCCGACCCGCTTCTTCTGGCCGAACGCGGCGACCAGGCCCCCGCATTCCGGGGCAGCGCCTATGCGGTGTTCGAGGATCTCCAGCTTGCAGAGTTCGGCAACCGGGTGCCCGCCCTGACCTTCGAGATCCTCGCGGGAAGCGGCGCCGAAGCGATTGCGGGCGTTCTCGAACCCCTGCCCCGGGCTGTTGCCGACGTGGTGCGGATCGACGATCTGGAAGGATACAGCCATTCCGGTGGCCCCATCGGGGACGCCATCGCGGAGTTAGCGAAGCTCGCACCCGTGGCGGTTGAAACTGCCGGTCCGCTGCTTTCGGTCAGGCGCCTTCCCGCCACCGGTGACGGTGCTGCGCTCGGGGAGGCGGCAGCCTGGGGCGGAGGAGATTTCGGCCAGAAGAACGGCTGGCAGCTCGCGCGCGAGGCGCCTGCCACCGATCCGGTGACTGCGCTTCGATACTACGACACGGCGCGGGACTATCAGCCCGGCCTCCAGCGGATCGAAGGCCGCATCGAACGCGGTGCGGGCAGGCAGCTCGAACTGCCCGCCGCGCTGGCACCCGACGGCGCCCGCCGCCTCGTGGAAGGCATTGCCGACCGCCACGGTTCGGCCAGGGAGCGGCTGCGCTGGCGGCTTGCGGAGCTTGCCACGGCGTTCGACCCCGGACAGCTTGTCCGCGCGCCTGGCCATTCGGGCCGCTGGCGGGTCGAGGGCTGGGAATGGCGTGAGGGCGGGGTCGAGCTGGAGCTCGTCCGGCATGTCGAACTCCCTGACGCCGCCGCCGCCGGCGACCCAGGCACCGCCTGGCGCGCGCCGGACCTGCCGATAGCCAGCACGGTGCTCAGAGTATTCGAACTTCCGCCCCCATCGGCCGCCGCCGGGACCGAACGCCTGCTTTACGCCGCGGTGAGCGCCGGGCCGGGCAAATGGCCGGGCGCGCAGCTCTATGGCGTCGTCGACAATGGGCTCGTGCCCACCGTCGCGGTCGCGAGCGAACGAGCGGTCCTTGGCAGGCTCGTGACGCCGTGCGGCCCATCGGCAGCGCTGATGCTGGAATACGAGGCCGCTATTGAGGTCGAGTTGCTGGATGCGGCGATGGAGCTTCAGCCTGCTGGACTCGCCGAACTTGCAGGCGGCGCGAACCGGCTGCTGGTCGGCGGCGAGATCATGCAGTTTGCCGACGCCCGGCTTTTGGAGGATGGAAGCTGGCGTCTGGGCGGATTGCTGCGCGGGCGGGGCGGCACCGAGGAAGCCACCGCCGTAGGCCATGCGCCGGACACCCCGGTCACGCTGCTCGACGCGCGGTTGACGCCCCTCGCCGATGGCGCAGGACCGCTTGCATCGGCGACGAGCTTCGCCGCGATCGGCATCGCCGACGAGGAGCCGCAGATTGCCGCGGTGGAGAATCCGGACCTCTCGCTCGTTCCGCCCCCGCCCGTCCACGCGCGCCGGGTGGACCATCCCGATGGCCACGTCGAGCTTCGCTGGGTCCGCCGGGCCCGGGGCGGTTGGCGGTGGCCTGATTTCGTAGACGCGCCGATGAACGAAGGCTCCGAACGCTACCAGCTCGGCATCGGCAGCCCGAAACGCCCGGCTTGGCAGACGGACGCTGGCGAGCCATGGCTCGTCATCGCGCGCGATGACTGGAACGCGCTCACCGCCGCATATGCGGGGGGCGCGCTATGGGTGCGCCAGATCGGCGACAACGGGGCTTCCCGCCCGACACTTCTCACCCGCATCGGCTGA